TTTTATAAGATGAAAACCAACAGAATTTTATTGACGCTTTTTTATGCATTGCTAGGCAGTGTAATTGCAGGAATCATTGGCGGTGGTTCAGGGCTTTTTGTCCTGGGAGGTGCCATTTTTGGACAGATTTTGTCCTATTTTAATGTGGGTACCGGTACCCTGGCTTTTCTTTTACCACCCACATTGAAAGAAGCCAGGGAAAAAAGAGCAACCATTGAGGCGGAACTGAAGTCATGGGATGAAAATATTAAAAAGGAAAATCCCAAAAAGGAAATGACTAAAGAGGAGCTGGAAAAGTGGGATAGGATGATTAATGACTCAATCGATTTGAAACAGCACATTATAAGACTCGAGCAGACCGAGGAAATATTAAAAGATCAATCCCTGGCAATCGAGAAGCTTAAAGACAAGCTGAAAGGTAAAACAGACAAGTCGGATATTAACAAAACATTTGTTAAATATCTGAGATTTGGCATGCATGCTTTGAACCAGGAAGAACGTGAGTTGATGGTCACATTGGATGTGAATGGTGAGGAACTAAGGGCGCAAGGAGTTGGGACTGATTCAGCAGGCGGTTATCTTGTACCTGAGGGATTCTCCAATCAGCTGGAACGTGCTTTGCTTGCTTATAACAGCGTATTGCAGGCATGTACGATTGTTACAACAGCATCCGGCAATGACCTTCCCTGGCCATCGGTGAATGATACCACCAATGAAGGTGTTCTGGTCACTGAAAATCCGGTTAGCGCTATTAGTGAACAGGATGTAACCTTTGGAGGCATTACCCTGAAAGCATATGCATTCAGTTCATACATTGTAAAGGCATCTATCCAACTATTGCAGGATTCATACTTTGACATTGAATCATTACTGGCCAGCTTGCTGGGTGAAAGACTTGGACGTGTACTGGCTACATATTTCACAACAGGATCAGGTTCAAGCCAACCCAATGGCATTGTCACAGCTGCAACAGACAGCGGTGTTATCCCGTCAGCAACAGCAATCACAAGAAATAACATTGTTGATGTGATGTATTGCGTCAATGCTGATTACAAGGCACGGGGTGCGTTTATGATTGCAGATGCAACAGAAAAGGCTATCCGTAAGCTGTCATTTGGAACAAGTGATGACAGGCCATTATGGCAGGCTGCTATCAAAGAAGGATTGCCGGATACCATTGAAGGAAAACCATATTTTGTAAATAACAAGATGAGCGGTCCGGGAGCCAGCGCAACGTCACTTCTTTTTGGCGACCTGAAAAAGTACCTCGTCCGCAAGGTTAAGGGTGAAACACTTGTTGTTTTCCGTGAAAAATATATGGACCAGTTGCAGGTCGGATTTATGGCATATTGCAGGTATGATGGTAACCTTCTGGATGCAGGTACTCATCCTGTTGTTAAACTGGTACATCCTGCAAGCTAATAGCCATGAAAAAAATCAGATTTTTATGTTCTGTTGCCGGTGATAAGTATGCATTCGGCAGAGGCTGGACTGGCGAAGTCGAAGATTGGATTGCAGATTCTGAGATGAGGGCAGGCAATGCCGAATTCATTGATGAGAATGTGCCAAAAGGATTGCAGAAGCCTAAAAGAGTGCCGATAGTCGAATATCCCGAAGTGCATACCACCATCATAGGTAAGGTTACAAAACCTGTTGAAAAGGTTATATCGATTAAGAAAAAACCGGTTAAAAAACGCAGGTAATGTACCAGCTAGTTGATGGATGCACTGTCGAGCCAGTAGCCCTGAATGAACTGAAAAATCAACTGAGGATTGTTGAATCAGATACATCCAGGGATACTTTGTTGAATAGTTTAATCTCAACAGCAAGATCAAAGGCTGAGATTAAAACTAAAAGGTATTTACGTGTTGGCTCGACAGCTAAGGCAGCGACATATAAACTATACCTGGATGCATTCCCATCAAACAGAACCATTAAAATTTATAAATGCCCTGTCACAGAGATAGTTGATATCACATATTATGATCTGAACAATGTATCACAGACATTGGATGCATCATATTATGACAGCGATGTTGTCAATGAACCGGCCAGGATTAAAGAGGCATATGGCTACTGCTGGCCTTCCACAAGAGAAAAACTGAATGCAGTATGTATTCAGTTCAAATGTGGGTACCTGTTGGCAGCCAGTGTTCCCGATGATATCAAAAGAGGCATTTTAATGATTGCAGCGCACCTTTTTGAAAATCCTGCCGATGTGGTGACAGGAACACAGGTTAATGAGGTACCTGAGAGCAGCACGTTTTTACTGAATGACTATATAGTAAACACGATATGAACCCGGGTAAATTACATGACCTGATAACCATCCAGTACAATGCCAGCTCTACAAAGAATGATGGCGGTGAGATTGTTGATGACTGGAAAACATACATCACATTATGGGCAGAGTTCTCATACAAGCCAGGTGTTGAAGTCACCGAGGCTGATCAGCTGGTGGGAATAACAAATGTGGATATTAAAACCAGGCTGAATACAGGGGTGAAACAAGCTATGAGGGTTAAGGATGCCAGTAATAACTATTATGATATTGTTGGTGTTCAGCACCTGGACCGGATGTATATGATCTTAAAATGCTTTATGAGGGATAATAGCAATGTCTGATGTTCAGATAATAGGATTGGATAAGCTGGTTTACACGCTGAACCATTTGCCGGAACGTACAAGTTACAGCATACTTATCAGGGCACTGAAGAAAGCCAGCGCACCAATCCAGAGAGCAGCAAGGCAGAATGTTCCGAAGCGTACCGGGAACCTGATGTACAGCATTAAGACTTTTCCCGGTAAAAGCAAAGATTATCCGGCAGTATGGACAGGCCCGACATCCGGGAAAAGAGCAGGAAAACATGATGGATGGTATGCACATTTTTTTCATTTCGGGACGAAAGGGTTTGGTAAAAGAACAAGATCGGGTAAAGTTACAATTGGATATTCAAGAAAAGGTGGTGGATTAAAGGCTGTCCCTTTCATGTCAATGGCATTTGATGAGAAGGTCAATGAGGCTTATGGACTTATTCATAGTGAGCTTAGTAAAAGTGTGGTGAGGTTCATGCAGAAAAATTTACCAAAATGATACATGAGGCCATATACAGTCTTTTAAAAAGCGTTGATGCTGACTGCTATCCCGGCGCCATCGAACAGGAGGTGAAGCCACCATTTATCGCACACCGGCAGATGGCAATGACACCAAATCCGTCAAAAGATGGTAAAAGCAAACATGACTGGATATTTTACCAGGTTGGATATTGGGCTGAGAAAAAGAAGGATGTTGAAACATTGGCAGCATCCGGCAGGACAAAATTGGATGAATATTCAGGAACCATTGGAAGCCTTGTGATAGTGAAAATAAGGATAACAGACCAGAAAACGGATTTCGACGAGGCATCCAATCTTTATGCTGTGATTCAGAATTATAAAATTTGGGTTAAAACATAAAATATGAAAATAAAACTAATCCAGGATGTTGTTTTAAATAACATCTTAAAATCAAAAGGGATGGATATTGAGGTGGCCAATCCGTTGGGAATTGATTTAATCAATCAGGGCAAGGCTATCGATCTTTCCGGAAAGTTCAAAAAGCAAAAAACAACAACTAAAATCAATAAAAAATGACAACAGGAATTTTAAATGGAACCTTGATGGCTCTTTACATAAGTAATGTAAAGATTGCCAACCTGACAACCAATGGGTTCAGTCTGACCAGACCAACCAGGGAAACATCAAATAAGGATTCAGGTAATTGGTCAACTAAAAAGCATAAGCGTATGTCATGGAGTATGAATGGATCCGCGCATTTTGCCTTTGATGCTGGTTATGGTGCGAGTGATATTGACACTGCCATTAAAAATGGTACTGAAGTGGCTATCATGTCATCAACAGAAGTTGTGGGTGATAAGAAGTATTGGGGTAATGCTCTGATAACTGAATTTACACCGGATTTCCCGGATGATGACAATTCCAGTTTTAGTGTCACTTTTGAAGGCACTGGCCAGCTGAATGAATCACCGGTATTGACTTAATATGGAACTGAAAATTGGTGATAAGGTATATCCAGTGCAGCCAGGCTGGGCAGCCATAAGGAATTATTGTGTTTTGCATGATCCACCATTGGAATTTCATGAAGCTTTTGACCATTTCAAAGGGATGGATTTTAACAAGGTAACAACAGGCATGATCTATGATTTTGGCTTGCTGTTGTTTTGTTTCATCGAACGTGGATGCAAGAAAAAAGGCATTGAGAATGATTTGACAACGGAGGATTTGATTGACTGGATTGGAACTGACAAACAGATAAATCCAATCATTGAATTACTGTTCCAGAGTTATGGTGTTGATATCCAAAAAGCAAAGGAGGATATTGCTGATGATGGCTCAAAAAAAAAGGATTAACGTTTTATGAGATCGATAAGATCATACTTGGCAAAATTGGGATATCACCGGATGTCTTTGCTGATATGACCATTGTCGAAGTCACAGCAGCCATATGCGGATATAGCGAAAAGGAATATGACTTGTTTTATTTTTTTAAAAGAAATATCTGGGATGCTTGCAGACAATCAGTATTCGAATTATTAAAGCCACAATATAAGAAGTTAAAGAATCCCAGACAGATATGGAAGTTTGAATGGGATGAAAAGGAGGAGAAGGACATGAGCAAGGTCAGAGAACGACTAAAAAAAGCTGATGAGATATTTCCAAAACATTTCCCTGAAAACTTGAAATAATGGCAGGCGGGATACCACAGAATTTATTGGCAAATCTGAGCGTGAGGCTTGGCATGGATACCAAGGCATTTGACCTGGGAACCAAACAGGCTAATAAAAATCTATTAGGATTCAAATCAATGTTAGGCGGTGTTAAGGCTTTATTCGGTGCAGCATTTGGTGCTATGGCGATAAGGCAATTATTCACATTTGCAAATAGCGCAATTGAGGCATTTAAAATATCAAATGCAGCAGCGGTAAAACTGCAAACTATCATGAGGCAAAGGATGAATGCCAGTGATAAAATGATTCAATCAGTCAAGGATTTAGCAAGTGAACAACAAAAGTTAGGTGTAGTTGAGGATGATATACAAATATCAGGCGCACAAATGCTGGCTACATTTTTACATAAGGTAGACGCTTTAAAATTGTTGATACCGGCCATGAATAACCTGGTGGCTCAACAATCAGGTTATAATGCAACAGAGCAGGATGCCATTAAAGTGGCAACAATGATGGGAAAAGTACTGGATGGAAATGTTGGCGCATTGAAACGTGTTGGTGTTTCCTTTACCACAGCACAGCAAAAAATGTTGAAATCCGGGGATGAGATGCAAAGGGCAGCGACACTTGCGCAAGTTATCACTGATAATGTTGGTGAGATGAATAAAGAGCTTGCTAAGACAGACCTGGGGAAAATCAAGCAGCTTGAAAATTTAATGGGAGATTTAAAGGAGGATATTGGCGAGGCAGTTTTGCCGATAAAGGTTGATTTGTTTTCTGATTTTTATGATGACCTGGTTATATGGAAAAGCAATGAGATAACATTCTGGAATAAGGTTGCTACATTATTCGATAAATCAGGTGAAAGAACTCAAAAGGCATTGGATAAAATTGCCGAGAAGTCAAAAATATATGACCAATGGGTGAATGAAAATACAGACCTGGTTGCATTGCAGAATCTTTTTATGACAGATCAGGAAAAGATTATAGCAGATTTGGCAAAGGTAGGCATGGATAAAACTGAAACTGATAAAAAGACAAATGTTGTACTGATTAAACAAATACCACTGCTTGAAAACATCAATGCACAGATAAAGGAAAAACAGGATTTGTTTGATGCATCGTTAAATGAAGCCGAATTGAAACATTGGGGGGAAGAACTGCAATACCTGAAAGATAAGAAAAAATATTTGGAAAGCCTGGGGAGCCTGGAATATTTCAAGAAACTGGAAGAAAAACAGGGTTTAAAGTCAATGAAAGGCATTACAGCACAGGTAACACCAACCACACCGGAAACTATTCCGGGAATAACACCGGCTGGATTGGAACCATCACACCTGGATTTTAGCTGGTGGGAAGTTGCAGCAGATGATCTGGAACGCATTAATGATGAGATTTCACAAAGTTTTGCGGATCTGGCTGTTGATATGACTGATGCATTTTTTGAGATGGCAGCATCCGGTGAAGGATTTCAACCAGGGAACCTGTTATTACCGATTGCCAATGTTGCTGAGAATCTTGGAAAACTGGCCATCAGCACAGGTATTACAACTATTATGATTAAGAAATCACTTACTGCATTACAAGGTATTGGCGCAATTGCAGCCGGCATTGCATTGGTTGCATTGGCAAAGATGGTTAAGGCAAAGGCAGCAGCGATGGCCGGTGGCGGATCTGTTAGCCCGAACTTACCAACATTTCAACAGGGAAGCAATACAGACAGAGAATCCACCAGGTATTATGGCGAACCAATAAAACAGGAACTTCATGTGACTTTTGAGGATGCTAAAATAACCGGTGAAATAATCAGACTGGGGGTTAAGAGGGCAGAATTAAAACATACAATGCAAAGCTGATGGCATATTTGACGAAATATATTATGTATTACAAAAACACGCTGGGCAAAGATGGTGTTGTAGCCTTCATGAAAAATAACTATTCAGGTGAATATACCGAAATAATAGGGACAGCGGAACCGGTTGTCGATGGATTTAAAGGCAAGGATGATGAGGTTGAAACACCGATAAAAGTAAAATCCTGGACAATAACAATATTTGATATTTCTGTTGCCACATACGATGAATTTTTTACATCTGATAGCCGGATGTTTAAAATCTTAATAACAGAAGATGGCGGTTATGTGGCTGCCGGATGGCTGGATGTGGATAATTATACCAGGCCGTTGTTTAATTACCGTGAGGATATTCAGATAACGGTTAATGATGGCCTTGCCGGATTAAAGAATGAAGCATGGCGGGATATAAATGGTGATGATTTTACCGGATATGTAACTCTAAAGGATGCCATTTGTGCCTGTTTATACAGGACAAATCTTGGATTGCCATTATATGAAAGCTGTGATATCTATGAAGCCGGCATGGACGAAACTGATGCCGATTCACCATTCACACAGGCAAAATTTCAGGCTGATCTATTTAAAAAGACTGATGGGACATTCGAATCCTGCTACGATGTTTTGGAACAATTGTTAAAACGGTTCCAGTGTGAAGTTTACCAGCATCTTGGTAATTGGCACATTACCCGAATTAATAACAGGATTGATTCATTCATAAGGAGATTATTCAATTATAATGCCGGTAATTATACATATGCATCAAATGCATCATGGGATCCGGTTGTGGAAATAGAAGGCACGACCAGATGGTTTTGGGATACTCCGATGATAACACCCAGGCCGGCATGGAAGAAATTCATATTAAAACAGGATTATGGTTATGATGCTAATCTCTTAAGGGTTAGAATTGGTGATTTGAAAGAATTTGCATTGGATTGGGCATTTTTGCCATCCGAAGATAAGTTGACAAAATTTGCTGCTTTTAAAGGATTGCAATATACGGCTTATAATAATGGAATTTTAAAAATAAATCGTCGTAATACTCTTTTTGAAAGTCAATATTTACAAGCATTGGTATATATAGAAGATTATAGTGGTCAAAGATTTAAACTCAATCTTTCGTTTGAAGGTAATTTATTTGTTGCTATCAGGGCAATGTATATATCTGGCACAAAACAATATTTTCTTGATTCGTTCGGTGTGTGGTTTGAAAATGATTCAAGCAAATATATATATAGATCACATCCAGGAGTGAATCCTTTTAATCCTATTTATATAAATGATTTACCTGGAGATGGTATTTTCATTTTGAGAATTTATCCACCTTATTCATTAGCTTATGAAGGTTATCCATCAATAACATCTCAATATGCAAATGGTATTTTATCTATAAATCCAGAAGATATAAAACTGGAACTGGAATCACTTGTTGGTTTTGATGATTCTATCACAGAAACCACAGCAATAAACGAAAATAATTTCTATGTGCCGGATCCGCTGGAATTGGATATTGGTGATATCCCGGACATCCCAAATGCACATCTTATCTATAAGGGTGGTTTATACCTGGATGATGGAATAAACCATACATCATCCTGGCATTTGAAAGATAATCCGACAGTTGAAAAAACATTGAATGGGTTATTAAGTGATGAGATATCCTGCAACCATATCTACTCCAGCTTTATTATTTCAGGAACGATGCATGGTGATATTGAGGTTGGTAATACTATTATCGTTGATGGCATTGTGTTTATTATCACAAGGGCAAGCCACAACAGGTATGAGAATGACATTGATATTGATATGATCCAGATTGGCATAACCGAAGAAAAACAAGCATTCCTGAAACTGAAGAGTGGTGGATATATAAGACTTAAGGATGGTGGCAAAATAAAAATAGGAACATGAAAAAATTATTATTTCTCATAGGTTTGATGGTTATTGCATTCAATGCATTTAACCAGACAGATTACAGTGTTGATGAATTACCGGCAAAAACAACCATTTCAGCCAATGCAACAGAATACATATATGTTCTGGATGGCACAACTGATAAGCATATTTTGCTGGTGACAATCTTGAACGTTGCAAAGGATAGTGTTGATGCATTGCAAGCAAAAATGAATGACAGTCTGGCAGCACACTGGGCAGCTATCCAAGGCGGTGGCGGTGCATGGGGTAAAACCGGCAATTATATTTACTTAACAGATTTGGGTGATAGTGTTGGCATTGGAATAGTTACACCACTATATAAATTACATATTGATGGCAATGGTAAGATTGACACATTATACGCATCACATGTTGATGTTGATGGTTTAGCAGTTGGCAATACCGTCACAGGTGGAATATTGACATTGCTGAATAATATGTTTGCTGATGATAACCAGATATACTGGCAAAATAATAGCGCAATTACCGAAGTCGGAACTGAGCTGTATTTTTATTCACCTACATCAGGAACAAAATCATTGGCAGATGTTGGAGCCTCAATTACCGGTGGCAGTGCAATAACAGTAGTGAATATTGGTGGCGGTGGTAAAAGCATTAAATGGAATGGTTCGTTGACAGAAAATACAACCATCACAGGGACATCAAATTATTATCTCTATTTCAATACTCTAAAAAATTTCAAGCTCGATCTTGATTCGCTTTATCTTTTCCGGTTTGATAAAGATTCTATGTTAATAGGTAACAATCCATATTTGGGAATCGGACTGGCCATCTCAGACAATAGAACTTATCCGAAGGGGTTGGTATATGCACTGGATTATTCATCTACAATCCAATTAAATGACCGAAGTATTCCCGATGTAGGTACTGTGAAAAGAATGTTCTATGACACCATCCGATATGATAATGGTTTTATATATCAGTATAGTAATGCAGTACTTGCATTAAGTCCCAATGGCGATGCAGATTTAGTAGATCAAATAAGATTTTCAACAAACACAGAACCCGTTGGTGTGTTACTATTGGGGATGGATGCTCTGATTTTTAATAAAGGCAATTATCTTAAAGCCTTCCGTAACGACTCGACACGTACCGCTTATGATGATTCAACCGCTTGGAGTGCTCAAGCTATTAGGGATTATGTTGCCGAGAATGGCGGTACTGGCAACCCTGTTTTAGCGGATGTTGATGCTGCTGATACAACGAGATGGGGGACAGGTGGTGAAGTAGGCATAGAAGGGACTCCTTCTCTTAATAAAATGACTATGTGGCACAATGGAACTCATATTAAAGCAATGGATAATTTTATATGGGAATCCGGAACTAATGATTTTCTTATAACTGATGAAGTTATCGTAAAAGATGATGATGGATTTGTAGTCCAAAAAGCAGATGGAGAGAATATGCTTGTTGTAAATAGTGGTGAGTACTCAGAAGTAATAATTGATGTTGATAGTATTTTTTTTCAGCTTAATCATGAAAATGGAGGCATGGTATTTTGGGCAGATAAGGCAAATAGTGGAGATACTTGTTGGATGTCTTTGTTGCCTCATGGCAGTGGTGATGGTTGGATTGCTGATACATCTGAAACTTCTTGGTCAGCTTCATGGGCAACTTATTTGGATAGCATTGGTAAGTTTGAATTATTTTTTGCAACCAGGGATTCATTAGGAGAGCTTAATTGGCAACGTTACAAAGGAGATTGTTATCATAAGTTAAATGCATTGACTGCTTTCAAACAATTGCAAATTGCAATTGAGAAAAACTTTGCATGGGATAATGAAGTAAGGCAAAGATTGGATTCATTGGAAATGATAGTGAAAGAAAATCCCGCGATTAAAGTTACACAATTTCAGATTCCACCTGAATTTAAAGCAGCTATGTATGCTGTAATTATTTTCTTTATTGGCCTTCTTGTAGTGATTATAAGGCAGCAAATTCAAATCAATAAATTGGAAAAGAGATGAAACGACTGCTTTACATATTAGCCTTTTTGCCATTGTTTGGATTTAGTCAATGGAATGACTGCCCGAAGAATGACATTATGCATGATCAATGGTTTAAGGCTTATGAGGGGATTCCTGTCAATCAAAGAACAGGTTATATCCAATGTAATAATAATTGTGATACAATTACAAAAATCACTTATTCCATTGCATCAGATACAAGTGGACTTTTTGGGATTGCCGGAGATTCACTTTATTTTGTTTCCGTAACAGGCCTCCAAACATCAGTTACTTATTGGATTCAATTCAAAGGAGTAAATGGTTCAGTAAGCGACACGGCAAATGGATATGTTTATATCATTGATGCAGATAGTTTAATTAAATGGAATGGTCAATATGATTCTTTTGATGCAGGATATTATTATTGGTTTAAAAGGGATTCAACTTATAGTATAGATACGACTATCAATATTGATGCTAATAAGGTGAAATTATTTGCTAAAGGATACGGTGATTATCCTATTTTGAATTGTAATTATGACGATGGTTCTTCTCAGGATTTTTTTGGAGTATATGGAGATGACGTTGAAATCCGTGAATTAGAAATGCGTACAAACGGAAAGAAAGCTTATCTGTCAACTGGAGTTCATTGTTATAATTATGTGGATCGTTTCATTTCTGATGATAATCGATGGATAGGTACAGAAGGGCAGGAATGGGTATTTCTTTACCGATATGATCGTGATGTAGCAGGATATGATCATAGAATCACTAATGATTATGGAGAATATCTTGAACTTACTGTCGGGACTTATATGAATATTCATGGCTTGGAATATATTTCCAATTATTTTATTTATTTAGGTTGCGATGATTATGGAGGAGGTGTGCCATGTGCATGCAATGGATTGATGACCGTTGATGATTATGATCATACTGAAATAGACGCCCGGTATAATTATATTAATCATTCTCATCATCCGAACAAAGAAGGATTCAATCTTTCAAATAATGATGGTATAGATGCCTTTGATACAATTGTTAAAAATCGAATAATAGGGCCGGGAGTATTAAATGGTATTCTTGGTTACGGGTTTACAGGTATAGGAATTGACGGACATTATGTTTATGTTGGTTATAATGAAATTGATTCTGTTGAACGTGGATTCACAGGCGTTGTCCCGGGACATACAATGAAACATATTCGTTGGGAGGATAATATAATAAGGGGTGCACGACAATTTGGTATATTAATATTTTCATATCAAATTGATTCAAGTTATGTTCTTCACAATACATTTACCGACCCAAATTTTTCGGAAGGTGAGACATATTATGTCGTGTCGGGCAATTGGACAGCACAGGATACCATAGCTAATAATATATTTGACATTTCAGATGGCCAAAATGTTTATCAGGATGAAGATGCTATTCGTATGTATAATATTTATACTGATTTAACAGGCACGGGTTATACAAAAACAGCCACAGAGATTGAAGGTGATCCATTATTTGTTAATAAAGCAGCGGGCGATCTTACATTACAAGTGGGTAGCCCTGCCATTGATGCAGGATATGACTTTGGAGTTGTTTACGATTTTGCGGGGAATGTCAGGAATGATCCTCCCGATATTGGCGCTTATGAATATCAGGAGGAAGAAGAACCACCTACATCAACAATAACAAAATTAGATGGGAAAATAAGGGTTACAAAATTAGATGGAAGAGTGAGAATATTTTTAAAACCAAAATAAAATGAAAAAATTAATAGTAATAATTGGTATGATGGTAAGTGTTAGCACGTTTGGCCAACCTTACTATATTTATCAGGAATTTGCAGGTGTTGAGCATCCTGATTGCATTGAACTGGAAGATAAAGCCATTTCATTTTCAAGTTCAGACAAAGTCCTGTACTTAGCGATAAGCACTGACTTACTGGCTGCCGGAGATACCATAAAAGTTGTAGGCCAGCAAACTACGATTGATGGTGAAACATTCACAGGCATGAATTTAATAACAGGCCAAAAATCAGTAAATCTTGGTACAGGAATAGGATTTATTGATAATTTGACAATAACATGCATCGGGAAAGGCAGGATTTGTATAACTAAACCTTAAATATTATGAAAAGATTAATTGTACTTATAATCATATTATCCATACCAATATGGTTATATAGTCAATATTTTGAAGGTGGTGGTGGAAATGATTCCCCAACAGCAGGCTGGGGAATTGTAGAAACTGCAAATGCAATGAGGGTGGATACTTCAACAGGGAAAGTATTTACCAAGTCAGAAGGCACATTGAAAACCGACAAAACTCAAACAGATACCATGCCGGGTGATGTCGAATTGGCTAATAAATTGGCTTTGAAAAAAGCATCTTCAGACTCAATTGATAGTGATGGATATGTGACACAATATGATAAAAGTGTTCTTCAAACCTTAATTCTCAATGCAATACACGATAGTTTAATTGTTATAAAAAATCAAATAATAGATTTATACTTGGCGTTAGCAGGAGAAACACCACCTAGTTTAACGGCTTATTATGTATCAACAACGGGGGATGATGATGCTGCCGGAGATTATTATCATCCCTGGGCAACTTGGAATTATGGATTGAGTCAATTAAGTGCTGATGATACTCTTTATATTCGTGGCGGTACATATTATGAAAGTTCGGCAGTTGCTCAAGGTTCGACAAACGGTTCTGTTGGACATATGATAAATGTATGGAATTATCCTGGGGAGACACCAATACTTGATTGTTCTGGAAGAACTCAGACGGTTATTTATAAAGCGGGTTTCGAGTTAAATAATTGTGACTATTGGTATTTGAAAGGATTGCATTTAACTAATTTACCGCAAAGTGATAATGGATGGATTTGTTTTGGATTTTTATTTTATCAAGTTAATAATTGTGTTTTTGAAAATTTAGTTTCTTATAATAATGAGGGAGTTGGTATTGAATTGACAACAGAGGCAGGAGAACATACTACTAATAATCTCTTTAGAAATTGTGATGCTTATAGTAATTATGATCCTTATACTGATCCTATTGGTGGTGATGCAGATGGGATTCAGTTTACTGAAATTTCATTCAGGGAAGATTCAAATACTATTATTGCTTGCAGGACATGGGATAATTCTGATGATGGTATTGATTTATGGAAAAACGAAGGAGCTGTTTATATGGATTCTTGCTGGTCTTTTTCAAATGGATATATGAATGGGGACGGTAATGGTTTTAAACTCGGTAGATCAGATAGTACCAGTAATGGAGATACAACAAGATATGTGTATCATTGCGTTTCTGCTATTAATGTAAATAGTGGATTCGACCAGAATTATTGTACCGGTTTAATTAAGTTATGTAATAATACGGCTTACTTAAATGGGTATAGAGGATTCATAATGAGAACACCAGACATAGCATTTTCTTTAACCAACAATTTATCTTATGCAAATGTTAATTCTAATTATAGTGAAGCCGGTAGTACGAATGATACTTACAACTCATGGAATAATCCTCCTAATGTAACAGTAACAGATGCGGATTTTGTTAATTTATCTTTGTCTCAGTTAGAAGGCACAAGACAGTCTAATGGCAATCTTCCAACAATAACATATTTAACAATAGCAGCAGAAAGCGATCTAATAAACGCAGGTACAGATGTAGGATTGGATTATGAAGGTGCTGCCCCAGATTTAGGATTTGATGAAAGAGAATGAAACACTTTACCACATACATATTACTATTCTTAACGGTGACAGCATCAGCTCAGATGAGTCTTACCCCGCCAACGATTAATTTTGGGTTTGGGGGGAGTGAGGGGGATAATATTCCCATTCCCGAAACTAATCTTAATTTTTATTGGGATGGGGGAATTTCTGCAATAGATTCAACTCTTTTAAATAGGATTACTGGCACTTATGACTTAAATTTTAAATTGCTTTCTTTTGATGGTAGTTTAGATAACAATTACCTATCAACAAAATCAACTACTCTTTTAAAAGTATACGGTGATACCGTTCCGGTAGTTTGTCTGTTTCAGAATTATAATTATGCAGATACATTATTTTTTAAACAGGAAAGTCAAACAATAAATACTGATTCAACTGAGATATATCCGCAAAGAATTTCTGAAATAGCTCATTATACAAGTGAGGTCGGTTCGGCAGACAGCATAACTTTATGGACGTATTTTTCGATTCCAAAATTAGCTACAAATGGATATGTCTATGTTGGTGCTGGAGCAAATGATTCTGCAACTATTGAATTAGCTATATCAGGAGCAAGTGCTAATGATACAATCTATGTTAAGACAGGAATTTACAGACCGGCAACAACGCTGGCAATTAATAAAGTCCTCACAATTATCGGGATTGGTAAATCTGAAATGAGAACTGCTGCCGGAACTTACGCTGTCCAGTTTAGTGCTAATGGAATTATTTTTAAAAATTTTATGTTTACAGCTAAGACGGTTTCTGGAATTTACATGACGGTTAATAATGGACACACGGTAAGTAATTGTTATTTAACAGGATTTACAACAAATTGTATCTGGGACAGGACATCAGGAAATACATTCAACAATATTTATCTTAATGCACAAGGTTCGGCAAATGCCTTATATGCACAGGCTAATGGAAAATATTATAATTTTCTTATAACAGGCACAGGGACACAAAATCCAATTTATGTTCTGGCCGCGTCAGGTACTCCAAATATAAAATATTATTGGTTTGATATTCAGGCAAAAGGTACTGGTTCGTATACTCAAGTATTCAGATTCAGATATGCTGGGGTTTATAATATTAAGTTTTCAAAAATAAGAAATATAACTCCGTCAAGTTTGTTTTATCAAGATGCGAGTATTGGGAATACCATTTATATCGAAGGAAATGAAATCAATCCCACATCATGTACAAGTTCGTTAATTAATTTCACGGCATCCAATAATCTGGGTAGGTTTTATCTTAAAAATAATACGATAACAAATAGTACCACTAATAATACTATCTATGTTGATAATTTCAAGTATTGCTATATAAATGGTAATACAATAAACAATACAGGAAACGCTATGGATATTTTGGTTCAGGATGGTGTAGATACCTGCATTATAAGCGAAAATACCATTAGTTCACATGGGGCGAGTGCGGGAATTATACAAACCGGAGATGTAACAAACGGATTGGAAACTTATTATTGTTTAGTGGAAAAAAATGAAATCTATGGAGGTAAATATTTTGATCCGGAACAAGCAAATACACAACATGGAATCTTTAACTCGGCAGTCATAAATCAAATTACTATATATAATAAAATTTATGGTTCGAATCTTTCTGTTGTTTACAAGGGGGATTCGGTTAATAATACTTCAGCTCTGATTGCCTATAATATTTCAGATCATAAATTATTATCAAAAGGTCAGCGAAATATTAAATTTTATAATAATACTGTTTCAGCCGAGAATTATTGCATCCATATAATGAATAATAATGATGTTGAACCAACAGATTACGATGCAAGAGGTTGTGATATTCAAAATAATATATTATATAATAATACCGATTATCCATTAATTTATATCGAACATGAAGAGTGTGATTCTAATTTAATATCTGATTATAATGTATTCTTTAATGACGCATCTGATTCAATAGCTTTAAAACAGACAGTATATATGGATTTATCTACATGGCAGGGAGAAGGATTTGATATTAATTCTTATAATTCTGATCCAAATTTTAATTCAACTACAAACCCATGGCCTGTTGCTCCAAGTGATGCAATAGATAATGGAAAGAATTTGGGAGTTAATTATGATGACGGATTGAATATAACAACTGTATGGCCGTCTGCTATTGTGTCTAAACAACAAGGTACTAATTGGGAAATAGGTGCTTATGTAACGAATGACGAATGAACCTCCTAACCCTAATATAAATATGCAGAAAGATGAAACTATTTAAAATATTGATATTGTATATACTAATTAAATTCTTAATTCAGAAAAAATGATCAATCAAGTAGTTTTATCCGGCTGGATGGCTTCGGTAATTGGAGCAATATTATTGCTTATGCTGTCTATAATTTCTTATTTTCTAATCAGGTATTTTAATGGTCAGGATAAAATTAACGAAAAGCTTATATCAAGCATTGACAAGCTTTCAGGATGTATTACAGGAATGAACGCAACAGTAATAGCTAACACGTTGGAAATTGACCATATCAATAGAGACAGGGAAAAACAAGTTGAGATTTGCACAAAGAACTTTGAACGTATTGAACAGGATTTGAAATGAGAACCATTAACAAAATAATAATCCATGCGACAGCATCCAGGGAGGGGCAAGAACAAACAGTTGAGCAGATAAGAGAGATACATATTAAGGAACGCCATTTTAAAGATATTGGCTATCATTATGTTATTTATCTGGATGGTTCAATTCATGAAGGTAGACCGATTGAAAAGATTGGTGCTCATTGTAAAGGTCATAATGTGGATTCTATTGGTATTTCTTATGTGGGTGGAACAGATTCAAACGGTAAACCAAAGGATACCAGAAATTATGAGCAAATAATATCATTGGATAGTCTAATTCGACATTTAAAAAAGAAATTTCTAACTGCTGAAATAAGAGGACACCGGGATTATTCACCGGATATTAACAAGGATGGGAAGATTGAACGATGGGAATGGATTAAAGCGTGTCCCTGTTTTGAAGTATCAAATGAATATTAATGAAAAAATAAAATGAAAAAGTTCTGGGGTTATTTAAGCGCATTTTTAGGCGGTCTGGCGAGTGCATTCCTTATAACGATACTTATCCTGAAAAACAAAATATCGCAAGCCACAATCGAGATAACAAGACCAAAGATTAAAAATTCACCTGAAGCTAAACAAGATTTCACATCACAGATAATTGATGCTGTAAAAAAATCCAATGAAAAACTCAAAAAAGAAATCCGCAAGGAAAAAAGACAGAAACGTAAACTAAAGAAAGGAGGTTGATATGTTTGCTAATGTTGATATCGGAACTATTATAACCCTTGTTTTGGGTTTGATAGCTACATTTGCCAGTACATTCTGGGTTCTTTCAAAAGGTAAAATTGGCCTTATTGCAACAGCTGCAAAAGAACTGGCTGATGTTGGTAGTGCTTTAAGCAGAGCATTGGAAGATGACAAAATCACAAAAGAAGAAATTCAGGACATTAAAACTCAATGGCTTGAAGCAAAAACTGCTTTAAAAGCTATCGTAGGAAAATAGTATTACGCACTCATAATGCACGCAAGGAAAACAATTGATTGTTTGAAATGCTTACTATTTCTATGATACAGGATTTTAACTGAATTTCTCTTAATCACGGTGTCCAGGGTTCGAGCCCCTGCGGACCGGCAGACTTAAAATGGCTGAATTTATTTGCCTTCATGGAATGGCAATAATATCACAGCCATTTTTTTATTATGTGATTATATCAAATTTTCATACATTTGTGTTCGTTTGATATAAAAATGCACGCAAAACGCACGCAAAGTTATGCCAAATTTTAAAGCACAAATCAGGGTAAAAAATAAGGATGAAGATAGGGATAAAGTTATAAATATCAAGATTAGAATTTCGCATAAACATAAAACCAGGTACATTAAGACAGCTTATTATCTGCATCCCTATCAATTTGACAATAAATCAGGCAAGGTGATAGGCAGGTACCATACCAATGCATCGTTTCTTAATATTGAGCTGGCCAATATAATCAATGGATATGAAAGGAAAATGATTGAACTTGGACCCAAGGTCCATTATATGAGCATCAATAACCTTGGTTCCTATTTGAAGGAAACCGGATCCGGAATAACCTTTAAGGAATTTGGCGATTCAATAGTGAAAAGGCTGAAAGAGAATGATAAGGTCCAGTATGCATTATCCATTGAACAAACTATTAACAAGGTGGATTCATTTTGCAGCAGGGTACCATTCTCATTTGATATCATCGATAAGTTCTGGCTGGATGATTTTGAAAATCATTGCAGAAAAGAAGGCAATGGTGTCAATACAATCGCATTGCATATGCGCAATATCAGAAAGTTATACAATGATGCCATTGACAAGAATTATGCCAGGTTAGATTTATATCCATTCAGAAAGTATAAGATTAAAAGCGAAGGTACCAGGCACAGGACCTTAGACGATGATTTACTGGCATTCATTTTCACATGCCAGCCGGTAAAGAACAATGAAAGGATTGCAGTTGATATGTTCAGGTTGAGCTTTTACCTGGTAGGGATGAATTATAAGGATATTTTATTTGCCACAGCTGGCGATATGAACCATGGCCGGTTAAATTATATCCGGAATAAGACAAAGCGTGCTTACAATATAAAGATTGAGCCGGAGGCGTTGAAAATCATCAGAAGGTATAAAGGCAGGAAATATCTGCTCTGTTTCATTGAAAGGAAAATAAAGAGGACTTTAAAAAAGAACAGGACAACAATACCATACAGGGATATGGTGAGCAATTACAGTAAGCTACTTAAAAGGCTGGTCCGGGAAAACAAATATGATGATAGTATCAGCTCATATTATGCCAGGCATACCTGGGCAACAATCGCACATAAAATCGGTATTGAAAAGGATGTAATAAGGATGGCGCTTGGCCATGGCCAGAGGACTGTAACCGATATATACATCAACTATGATATTGAGAAGATTGACGTAGCAAACCGGATGGTGATTGATTATGTTAATTCCTTATCAGTTAACATTTGATACCCATAATTTGTTAACTATTTTATTTCAAAAATAATTTGTATATTTGCAAAGTACAAATACGTTTCATTTTAGTATACCGAAGTTCTTTGATAATCTGTATGTGGTGAAAAGAATAAAAACCTGGGAATACACCTGACTATTGGTTACAAGTTCGAATCTTGTCGTACAGATTATTAATTTGAGTTCGTCCTTCCAATTGGAGGAAAGAAATCGAAAAACGCAAGCCTCGATGTTTTGCGTTTTTTGCCAATCAGTCATTTAGTTATTAGACTTACAAAAATAACTTGGTGCCCGAAACGAGCAACCGGACGGATACAAACGAAACGAAGTCCGGTTTTTTATTTTTCATTTTTGTTAACTATTTTTTTATTGCTAATCCAGTTATTAAAAGTCCATCCTGAATTTGTCCATTAATTGGCGACTTTTGAGTTATTGTTTTAATTTCCAATTTAATAATTCCATTAGCATTCAATTCCTTTGCTGATTTAAATAAGAAATCAAGTAAATCATCAATATAACAGTCTTTATAATAATAATCTTTTATTCTATATGTTTGTGAAAGACTATAATAAACATCATCATTGTACTTTTTGTTCTCAGATGAGATTGGCTTTG